AACAAATATTAAACTATCAGCTACCTTTGGCGGATGGCAAAACCCTAACTCAACAGGCGCATCATAAAATATATAATTTTATTAAAAAACACTGTCAAGTAGCTCTTGACAGTGTTTACTTTATGTTGTATAATTAAACGAATACAAACAAGTATACTCAATACAGGAGAAAACTATGAGTTCAAGAACACGATTTGAAATAGAAACATTTTTGTTGGGTGCCCATCCAACAGTAGAGCGTCAAGCATTAGAATTACAAAATGAGCTAATGCAAGCACGTACACAACAACATCCAGACTTACTAATGCTAGAAGCAGTGGCTACTGACTTTGTTGCTAAAAACGGTGAATTTGACGCTTTAATCAGCGGCATTGAAGCATCTGAAGAAGAATATTGGACACAACGTCTAGCACGTTTGGCAGCAATTGATATTCTTACAATTGGTAAAGTACAACCAGAGCATATGAATTACATGGCATCTCTATCTGATGATGCATTTTCCTCATGTGTCAAGTCGGCTACAACACTTGCTAAATCATTAAATGATTCAGTACAAGAAATTGAAGCAGAACTTGGTTCAGAACTTACTGATTAAATTAAATGGTAAGTATACCTAAGTTTATACAAAAATCTGACCCTACCTCAAATGTCGCGATATGTGTTCCAGTAAGGGACCATGTGACATCAACATTTACCTATAGTCTTGCTATGCTTATGAAAAAGTGTGGTGAGAAAGGACAAAAAGTTTCCTTGCATATGGTAATGGGTAGCGAAGTTGCAATGCAACGCCAACAACTAGTTGACGAAGTATTGGAAACGTCAGCAACACATATATTCTGGGTAGATAGTGATATGAAGTTTCCAGTAGATTCACTATTCTCTTTGCTGTCGCACAAGAGAGAAATTGTTGGAGCAAATTATAGCACAAGAGTAAAACCGCACAGACCCGTTGCGTTTAAAAATGAAAACAATCTAGACAAGAGAGTTTTTAGTGGACAAGGCATAGAAGAAGTGTTTGCAGTAGGCAGTGGTCTATTGTTGGTAAATAGATGTGTATATGAAAATATGTCAAGACCTCATTACAGTATTGAATGGAATGATGATTATACTAACTTAGTAGGAGAAGACATATATTTTTGTAAAAAGGCATCAGCGCATGGGTTTACATCACACGTAGATCATGCGTTAAGCGAACGAATTGCACATATAGGCATGAAAGAATTTACAATAAAAGGCGACTGCTATGATTAATAAAACCACACACAACTCTCTATTAGATTTTAAAGGACAAAGTGTTATTACACCTTGGGATAGGTTAAAAAAATATATTTTTAAAAGTTATCCCGTAGTGTATGTTGATGAAAAGATAACCGACACAGAAGAACTTACAAAAATTGCTGCAGAGCATGTAGAGAAGTCAGACATGGTTTGGGTAGTACTTAATGGAGCTACAATTAATCCTTTGTTTCCTTGGCATTATAGACCAACAGACGTAGGACATAATGTTATTCATAAATTTCCAAAAGTAATTAAACGAACAGGCCGCCCTGTAAATTGGGGTGATATTCAATTAGTCCCAACTGGTGGTGTTGTACATGGTGCAGTAAAAAATAAAGTAATAGGAACATACCACGAAGCAGACTTTGATATTGTTATGATTAGTTTCCACGAAGCTGAAGCAGACCACAATTATCAAACATTAAAACTCCGCTTTCCAGATGCTATTCATATTAAGAACGTTGAAGGTATTGGTAATGCTCATAAAAAAGCAGGTGAGATGGCTAAATCAGAGATGGTATACATTGTTGATGCAGATGCAGATATAATGAACGACTTCTGTTTCGATTATATTCCACCTATGGCAAAACGAACAAATACAACGTATGTTTGGTATGCACGTAATCCAATCAATGGATTAGAATATGGCTATGGCGGTATTAAACTATTCCCAAGACAACAAGTTATTGAAATGGGACACGTACTTCCAGACTTTAGTACAGGTTCTGCATTTTATCAGCCAATTAGAGATGTTTCCAACATTACTAGATTTAACAGAGATCCATTCCGCACATGGCGTAGTGCGTTTCGTGAATGTGTAAAACTTTCATCACAAATTAATCCTAATGCTCCGGTTAAAGAAACAGCAGACAGATTAGATACATGGTGTACAGTTGATCAAGGTGGACGTTTTGGACGCTATTGTATTAAAGGTGCAAATGAAGGAAAAGCATACGGAATTGAACACAAGGATGATGTTGAAGCATTAAATAAGATTAATGACTTTGAATGGTTACGTGAACAATTTGTTGAAAGTATGAAGAAACGAATTAGTGCCGATTAATATAAAGGCTATCTATGCATGTCGTAGATAGTTTTTACCTTCTTTAAAAAATCTTTAGAACCACATTGAATTTTAGCACCAGGGTGTAATGGTCTTGGCCATTTTTCTATAGCAACCCAACAGTACCCATCACTTTCTTTATTTAGATCAGGAATAAACTCATCAGTTACTAACACAACAAAACTGTTGTATATGAACCTTCCGTTTTTACTTGTGAATTTGCTTATTGGAATAACTTTAGTAATATTAGTTTTACCTACTTCTTCTTCGATTTCTCTATATAACGTTTCTGAAGGTCTTTCTTTATTTTCACTTTTACCACCAAAGAACCCCCATTTTCGGGCATGTGTAACTCCATCACTTCTGAGTTGCATCATTATTCTTCCGGTTGTTGTACTTAAAAAGATACAACCACTTGCTTCAATCATTATAAGTACAGTCTCCAAAAGCCTGCATTGTATATAGCTTCGTAGCTGTTAACCCACGTTTTGCCATTCCATTCGAGTTGATCTTGTGAACTAGTATTATTTACATAGTGAGTATTGCTAGCATTTGCAGTAGAATCAAATACTACAGACCAACCAGCGCCATTAAATTCTACAATATCATATTTGTTAGCACTTGATAAACCATTCCAATTTGAACTGACTGGAATAGAATTAATTAACAAGTATCTAATACCAACAGTGTTTGGAGTAGGAACAGTTCCATCTCCAGGATAGTTTTTCATTCCATCTATAATTCCATTAATTGCAGATAATGTATTGGTAGGCAATGTAGTTTGATCAATTGCCACAGTTAATGTGGTATCAGTATCTGCATATAATCTACCAATAATATCATTATTAGAATCGCTAGGGTCTGAACTCTTTCTCAATCTAACTTGACTTATACCATCACGTAGTTCACCGTAAGTTTTTAAGTCATTAGTCCATGTAACAGCATTACCTAATGCGTCAGTTGCAGTTTCAGTATCTGATAATAATGTTAATTTATCATCTTCAAATTTAACTTTTCTATCTTCAAATGTTACAACAGTATATTCTACTGAGGATTTATTAAACGCAAGATTCTCTTTAAAGTTATCTAAGTCTGCATCATCTAAGCTATACATTTGATTAATAACTGTATGTATAAGTTTTTGTTGTTTAACTTTAGCAGGCGGATTAATTAATATAGGCATGTCAAACGTTATAGATGCTACATCTATAATATCGTCGATACTACTACCAATACTTCTACTACTCCATGTAGTGTTTTTCATTTCTACATAAGACAATGACGACCAGTCATATGGGTTATTAGAAGTTCTAATATCTAGTGTAGGATTAAACAGCACCAGTATTTGTTCCATTAACTGTAATTTTTGTTCTGTATTACTACTCCAAATATCACAATTCATTGATAGCATATAAGTAACTGGATTGTGACGTTCTATAGTATATCTAGAACCTGGTTCGTTTAAATATTCACCAGTAGTTTCATTAATTTTCTTTTCAATTACTTGTACTTTATCAATATGATGTGGTTGTGTGCGTAATTCAGGCGCCATCGCTAAGTTAGTGACATAACAACTAATAAATGGAACTGTGTTAACAATATTCTCACTGTTTTCTCTTGTTATGTGCGCTGCCATACGATTGATATCACCATAACGAACGGGAACTAATTGCATTTGTGCTAAGCCGGTTTCGTCCTTGCCCATTTGCACACTGAATCCACTAAACAGTCTTATAAACTGTTGAATGTATCTTCTAATTTGTTTATCGTAAAAGTATTGTTGCTCTGCCATTGTTTATTCCTAAAAGTCTGAATCTAGCCCTTTTTTCTTAGAAGGGTTCATTACTTTACTTAATGCTTGACGTTCTGGAGTTTCTTTGTCGTCCACAACTGTTGTCGAATTATTATTAATAAAGTCACCAGCGTTATATGTTTTATCGCTCCAAGTTTTTTCAGTCACGTTATCATATAGTCTTTGCCATCTGCTTCCTCTAAACACAAATAATCTATTTGGATTAAAATCATTTCGTATAAAGAATTCACCATCTTTTGGTTGAAC